CTTCGCGTTGAGAGCGACAGACTGCTTGCGCCGGTACTCGAAGTTAGCGCGGGTCTCGACATCATTACCTGGAACACCTGCTGATGCATTGGTGATGCCTGACCAGCCAGTAACCGCGCGATAGATGGTGTTCAGTGAACCTGCCGGGCACGCTATGGCCCCGCTGGTCTGATTCTGGAATACGATATCAACAGCGCCAGAGGCGGGAATGGTTGCTTCTGCCAGCGAGGTGTAGATGTAACCCGCCTCATCCTGTGCTGTGCTTCCTGAAGGGATTACAGTGCCTACCAAACCAGTTGCTGTCGCGGTGACCGTGGTTCCCTGCGCCGCTATACGATCAATAAAGTAGATGCGTCCGATGGCGTCCTGAAAACGGCCAGCGGCATAATCCGGGTTGATGCCATTCACTATAGAAAGCAACTGGTCATTCTTATCTGCAATGATGGCAGTTTCGCTCATGGCGATCTGCCCTTGCGGCGTGGTCAGGCTTTTACTCATACCGCCGCCCAGCGCGCTATCTAAATCGCTGAGTCGCCCGTCTAGAATATCCTTCTCATCAGGCACTGACAGGCCGATGTCAGAGAACGTGGCCGCCGGCACCGATGTGGTAACGATTACTGTGTTTGCCATTTTGGCCTCAGAGATTGATGGTGCTTTGGTCGTAGTTGGTGTCGGTGATAGTCATGACGCCGGATGCGATTCGGTTCTGTTTGCCGATTACAGTCGTGCAGGTTGCGGTCTGGACGTAGTCGAGCTTGAGAGCTTCGGACTGCATCTTGGTGTTGATGAGCTGAGTGCCGGGCCAGTGACCAAGAATCCGCTGGTAATAAGGGATACCGAGCGATGTGTCATACCAGGCTTCACCCAGGAACGTCTTACACGCGCACGCTACATCCTGTGCAACCGCATAAGGGTTTTGTGTTGTCGCAAGGTTGCCAGAGCCGTCAAGAGTCAGGTCCCATGCGTCGGTGTTTAGCAGGAGGGATTTGGTTATCATACTTTCTCCGGGCGAAAAAACCCGCCGGAGCGGGTCATGTTATTAATTGCATGCTATTGCGACAGGTTGCAGATAGCATGTCTTATCAACTTGAGTCTGAGGTGAATATGAAGCAGATTTTTATAATGGCTATTTCAGTTGCTATTTGTTCGTGCGCTGCACCGGTAACTGAAGTGAAAAAACCGTCACAATACGAATTAGATCGCGCGCGCACGGCTAAGATTGAGAAGTCAATGCAGCAAAGCCAGAGCAAATCTAATGATGAATACAAAGAAAAGGCCAAAATCTCCGGGTGTAATTCCCACGCACTGGAGGCATCAAAGGCTTTCTTTGAAATGGCAAAGAGGTATTACGGAACTAACCCGGAGATGATCACAGAGAAACCAGAAGACTGGGCGAACATTGCAGCACAGTCATGCGTGTCAGGATTTGAGGCGGGATTAAGTGGACAGCCTCAATCGCTTCTGGATAATCATCTTTTCGAAATTCGGTACAACTTCACAAATCCTTTCCAGTATAAGGCTGTCGCTGAATCAATGTATTGGGGTTACGGAAGGGCTAAGCGTTAGGCGCGCCTGAATTAGACGTGCCACTCTGTACGCCCTTATGAGTATGCGTGGAAAGCTTAATACCTTTACCAGTAACCTCACCAAGCGCCGTAATGTTGCCTTCAAACGTGAAATCGCCAGCGTAACTTCCGGCGCCTTGCGATACCGGCCCATTAAGGATGATATTTGCAGAGCTCAATGTCAGTGACGTATCGGCGTTAACCTCAACCACAGGGGCGGTCATGGTCACTGCCAGTGGCGAGACTATATCGATACCGTCATCCCTAAACCGTACATACTGGCTTGGCTCAGAATTAAGCACGCCTCCGAGATAAAGAGCATCCGCATAATTATGAACCCGATTGGATCCGGGTAATGATGGCTCTTTCGTCGCCTTTACACCGCTAATATCCCGGTCACATATGGCGAGCATGCCTATATCACCTGCAACCGGCGGCATAATTAATGCGCTGGCTCCACGCTGTAACCGCCAGACAGGTACACCATATATTTCAGTTTTAGGGATTATCTCTCCAGCGCCGGTAAATCCTTCGACCAATGGCCTTACAGTTACCAGCTCACCGCCTTCAGATACGTCAGTTACCAATGCCAGGGTAATAAAAGCATTACTCATAAGCATTCGATGAAATAGAAATTCCTGCACATTGGCATCAGAACTTGAGTCCTGCGGGGTGCTTGTGAACACATTCTGCATATCACTGCCTTATCTCGGTTAATTGCGCGAGAGCTCCACGACCAATCGTCGTCCATGGCCCGCCTTCCATCCATGATGAAAGGTGATGAGTGGCGGCAACTAGCGTATATGTGCCACTTGCGTTTGGAAGCGATGTTTCTAGTTCAAAGCGGCGCCCCAAAATCAGCAGGTCAGTATAGGTGCATTGAAAAGACACTCCATAATTGCTGAATACCGGGTAGCCAAGCAGCCCTGTATCAGGGGATATAAAGGGCTTCACATCATCCACCGAACCAGTTTGTGGCCAGATAAAAACAACGCCTAATCTCGGATCGAAGTTGATACCCGCGGCCTTCGCGGCCTTCCTCATTTGTTCAATGGGATTACCGTCAAAGTAAGGATTAGACAACTTATAGCTAACCCCATTATTGACCACTGTGAATCCAACGCTCTTAGCGATAGAGGTTATGACGTCTGCTACATCAACGCTTCCTCTCGCGCTGAAAGGTGGCGCCGGAATAGATTGTTCAAATCCCGTAGCGTTTCCGCTGATGATCAGGGGTGCGTCTGGAATTTGATTAAAGTCAGCAAAACAGTTTGTGATCGTCCCGAAGAAAACAATCTTGTCATCAGCCAAAACCTTTAACAAGTTCTGCTTAGCTCCATTTAGCTGAATGCCCTTATAGCTGAGCTTCGCCATCAAATCTATGCTCAAGCCGAAAATGCGCCCCTCTAGGGTGGAGCCGGATACGCCACCGTAAGCACCTATTTCAACCTCAGCTTTTATGTCGCTGATCGTCAGAGTGTCATTGCCTTTATCGTCAAACTTTCCCTCTTTCAGCTTGAATTCAAATTTAAGACTGCGTTTTTTGTAGGTCATGCTGCTGCACTCATCTCATCTGGCGTGGCATAAAACAGCAGAAAGCGATCACCCAGACCTTCATAGCTCGGGTCATCACTTCCCTTTGTGTCAGCGAAGAACAACTCACCCTGGAATCCCAGATACGGATAGCGCACCAGCCGGTTACCATTCAGGCATGTCACGCCCTGTGCTATCCATACGTCACCTAAGCCGATATCCATGTACAGACCGGCTGAACGCTGGAAGATGCGCAGGGTGACTGACTGCTCGCCCAGCTTTACCGTAAGCTCCTGAGCTTTGATTGGCTGCAATGTGATTGTCTGCATCAGGTAAGCACCTTAACCAGGTCTGTGACCGAGGATGAGAGTTTATTGATAGCTGAGGTGGCCGCGCCGTTAATCGAAGCTGTGGTGGTCTGTGTGATGTTATTAACAGTGGATGAAACTTTATCTGCCACTTGAGTGGCCGCGCTGGAAACGGAGTTCTTCAGGCCGGTAAGGGCCGAAGATACACCGCTCTGCGTGGCCTCAGTGGTGGATGAGTTCACCTTCTCCGTCACGGCGCTGGGAGCCAGGCTGGTTGCGTTAGCGGTGGTCTTGCTCTGTGCCGTGGTGCTGGTCAGCGTGACTTCTGCAGACTCAAGTACAGACTGGAAAATAGCCTCTACTGTCAGCAGGGTGACGTCCCGGTCAGATGTCCGGTAGTTGTAGCGCACCAGATCGTACTTCTCATACGTGGTATCAGGTGTTTCGATGTCATACGTCATCGTGTCTTCAACCATCGCATCGAGCGCGGCAAGCATATCGGCGCGGCTTGTCAGAGAGAATTTTGTGAGATTTGGAAGCGATCCTGTTAATCCAGACCAGCCCTCAAGCACAAACAGCACCCTGATTACCGGCGGCCGCTTCACCTTGTTGTAGGAGTTGTAAGATCCAGCCTCAATCGGCGCGGAGACAACAGAGGCGTCAGCCCCGTACTCAACACCGAGGAAAGACGAAGGCGACAGCGCCTTGCCCGTCCCGCTGTTGAAGTAGATGCCATAGCCGGGGCCGATGATGCTGTTGATTACCGAGAAGATGCCGCCACCCTGCACGGCATTAAGTAGCGTCGTTTCATTCAGAGAGAAGTTCATGATCAGCCCTGCCCTGACATAGATGGAACCAACAGACTGTTGCGGCTGACGTTGCGCTGTACATCCTGACCGAGAGCATTAACAGAGGTGGCGCTGCTCTGCACACTCATTTCGCCAATGTGAATCTCGGTTTTAGCTGATGGTTGTTGCTGCATGGTCTGCTGGCGCATTGCTGTAGCCGTCGAGCCAACCTGAATGCCGCTGAGAATGTCCTGGTCGGATACGTAGCCTTTGCCGTTCTCATGATTGATGATGCCGCGGATCAGCTTAAATACAGTCTCGGTATCTTCGCCTGACAGCTTCTCATCAGCCTGCTTGCCGGTAGCGCCGACCAGCTGCTTGATGTACGCCTGAACATTGTTGTTATCGTCTGCCGGTGCATACTTGTTCACCACGGACTCAATCGTGTTTACACCGCGGCTGAAGTACAACTGGATTTGCCTGTAGAGGGCAGAAATTCCATCCCGCATGCTTTCGAAAACGGCAAAGCGACCATTCTCACCGCTCTCTTTAGACGCTCCAGACTGCCCTACATAATTCAGGTTGCCCGGATTGTTATTGCGAATTCCTCGGGGAGCTGTATCAGGCGGAGCGCCATTTCCTTTTGATTCAGCATTATTACGGAATGGAATCACTGGCTCTGATTTTTCAGCACCGGGCTCATCACCATGCAGCAGGTTTATACCGGTTTTATCTTTCAGCCATGTGCGAAGCTGAAGCCCCCATTCGGCGGTTTTATCCGCACCCAGACCCTTGTTCAGAGCATTGGCGACAGGGTTGTCGGTAAGCCACGCATACTTTTTTTCGAGGATTGCAGCGTATTTCTGAAGCTCAATCAGACCCGCGATCATGCTTACGCGAGAGATAGCCACCATGGCCGCCCTGACACCTCCGAGTGCCGAGGTAATTCCAAGAAGCCACTTGCCCCCTACGAATATCAGCAGTGCCTGCAGCACGTTTTCCCAACCGCCAACAGCACTGACGATGTCGTTTATCTGCTGAGTGATATCCTGAAGTGACTTGCTGATTTCTGGCGCGTGAGTTGCGATCCAGTTGCCGACACGCTCAATCAGCGGGATCAGCTTTTCAACGTACGGTATCAGTGCGGTGTACAGCACCTGAGACGCTGCAGAGAAGTTGTGCTTCATTTCCGCCAGGCGGCGGTTAAACTCTTGCGCCTTGCGCGTCGCATCCTCAGTAGCGCGGGACATCTTAGTGAACCGGTCAGCATCTGTGACCAGATTGCCATTGGTCAGCGCCTGCTGAGTCTGATTGTCGAAATTGAACATGCCGCCAAAGCGGCGCTGTGCATCTTTACTCAGCTTGCCCCAGTTATCCGCAATTTTGCGCATAACCTCTTCGGAGTTGTCGTTCTGGTAGTCGAAGTTGGCCCCTGTCGCACCAGCAAAGGACGATAAAGCAGCGAAGAGAGGGTTATCCTGACCACCACCCGTCCTGATTTGAGTCAGTACGTTCTGAAAACCACTCAGCGTGCCGGTAATCTTCTCAGCACTCGATCCAGCCGCCTCCGCCGCCCTCTGCCAGCCATCCAGAGACTTAGCTGACATATCCAGAGACTGAGAGTTAACTGCCAACTGCTGCAGGTTATCGGTCATGCCGGTGATGAAGTTTTTGAAGCCCTGCACGGACAGCGTTACGCCTACCAGCGCCAGCAGTTCAGTGCGGATTGATCCAAAGAAAGAGGCCGCTCTTTTACCTGCGGCCTCCATGTCTTTAGCAACCTGCTCCGACTGCTTTCTGGTGTCGTCCAGCCCACCTTTAACGTCTTTCTGACCCTTCTTGAAACCGGTCGCGTCGAGGCCCAGCGTGACAACCAGCGCATCGATAATAGTTGCCATCAGTTAGACTCCTGCGATTTATTGACGACCATCCGGTTGTAGTTGTCTACCGTAATGATTTCCAGCCACCACCATAAATCCTCAACGCCAAGCGTCGTGCTCAGCTCAGTGAGAGAGCACTTACCAGAAGAGAGGACGGTAGCTATGGTCTTGGGGACGTTGACGTATTCAGCAAGCCCGTGAACCTGCTCATGCATCATTGGAGGAATATCTATTGGGCGGCGGCCTGAAAAAAATCCACGTGCAGTTTGAACACCTCCGCCCTCAATTTCAGGCGGGTTGATATCTCTTCGATATCATCATCAATGAGCCGGCGCTTAATGTTCTGGTTTGCAGCATCTGGCACGCACTGAACGCATTCCATCAGCTCATCGAGCAGTGGCTTGGCCTCTGCCGGCGGAATCTGCGAGACCATTTTCAGTCCGGTGCCAGCCATTGCAGCGATACCCATATCCGTGAAGTTATCCGGCAAATCGACGCCGCTGCGAGCCATCGCCATACCTGCGCGGATGGCCCACCATTCAGCCTGAGTGGCTGACATTTCGCGGATGTAGAAAACTTTGCCAGCATCGCGGCCTTTAGTTTCTGTGTAGTAGAGTTCTTTGCGTGCCATGTTATGCCTTATGGATTGTAAGCTTCAGGTGTTACCGATTCCCAACTAATCTGGAAGGTGCCCGCTGCAAGTACGCGCTGAGCATCCGGCATGGCTTTGGTGCGCTGCAGGACACCATTAGTTAAGGTGTACTTACGACCAGTAGAAGGAAGGATTACTGTGGCGTTACAGCGGAAAACAGCCTTAGCAGTCAGAGATGTGAGCATCCACGTCTCGAAGATCTGCCAACTTGGGCTATCTGGCATGACGGTAATCGTCTGAAGGTATTCGCCAAAGACGAAGCCAGCAGACAGCTTCCCGTCAGCACCACGGACGGTGTTTGCCATCTCGGTGTCACCGAAAGCAAACATTGCGTCGGCGGCGTAACCTTCCAGCACCTGCGCTGTTGGATAAAGATTTGTCACAGTGAGCGAAAAAATAGCGTCAGCACTGGTGATCGTGTTATTTCCGGCCATTTATTCGGCTCCTTACTGGACCATCGTCGAAGGTAATGAAATTTTCTGCACGCTGCCGCCGTCGCAATACCAGAGCTGCATTGGTGGAGAGCCACGATCCGCCCTAACGGCCGGTGTAGCGTCGCCGATATTCAGGTAGTAGCCTTTGGCATTCAGTGATGATGAGATGTCGGCGCCGACAGCATTGTTGATTTCTGAAATCTGGGAAGAGGACAGCGTTACGCCAGAGCGAATGCCGCCAAAAGCCACGCCCTGAGCAAACGTGTCAGCAAAGCCCGCCTCGATGATTGCCTTGCCTCGCGCGTTATACGGGAATGAGCGATTCGATTTCATTGTCTGGATAGCGGCACCTAACAAAGCAGCATTCAGCCAGATTTCGAAACAGAAGCTATCTACCCACTTGAATGATCCAGAGACGGTGCCATCAGCCCAGTAGTTTTCTGAGATATTGTTCTCGCCGTAATCGCCGTAGAAGTTGTATCCGTTGGCGATTAGTGCATCGTAAGTTGTTGAGTCATCGACCTTGGCAGCCAACCCATCAGTCTCGCGATATTTCAGAGTGACCCGACCTTCAAGCCGATCAAAGTCCAGAGATGCTGAGTAGCCAAGCACGGCCGCCGCGTCGAGGTGATTGCCATACACCGGAATCACGCTGGCATAGTTATTCGCTGTGATGATTTTGTATGCCAGGCAGTCAGTACTTCCACTGACGGTCGCAGCTTCAGAGTTGTCATGTGGCACATAGCCATAACGGTAGTTCTGAGCGCTAACCCATGCAGATAGATCGAGATGCGTTGCTTCATCGGCCGCAAAGATTGTCGTGAAGAGCGCCCAGTTCTGAGACCTGGCTTTAATGGCCGCAAGTGCATCCGCAGCAATCGCCGGCTCCGCACCTTGAGAGATAACAGCGCCTGTTGCTGAGGTAAATTTCAGTGCGTTCGAAATAGAGCCAGTGGCATAGGTAATTGTGCTGCCTTCGCCTGTCGTTGCAGAAGTGATAATGAAGGCTTTCTGCGTGGTGTCGAAGGTTACGACTACTGAATTTCCAATCGCTGATTCAATCAGGTCTGCGGCTGCCGCAAAGCTATTCGCGCCGCTGAGATCGATATTGGTGGAGGTTTTTACCGTGCCATCTACAGTCAGCGTCAGGATGCCGCTCATTAACTTAAGCTGGTCAATGGTAACTTTCGCCATCGTTCCAGAGCGCAGAAATGCTGAGACGGCTTCAGTGTTATATCGGGCAAGTAGCAGAGCGCCCGGCTTTTTTGTCGAGTTCACATAACCGTTAAAGTAAATGCGGGCAAATGCATACTCGTCGGATGTTGAGCCAAAATAACTACGCACATCATCCGGACTTGTAAACGCCGTAACACCGCCAACAGGGGCATACTCGCTATCAGTAAGCGCCAACCCGTTCAGGTACAGTGCTGTACCACCGGCAGAGAGCACGCCGGGGATGATGGAAATATCTTTACTTAAAGGGATTGGCATTTAAGCATTCTCCGGTGGGTATTTCAGGTCTGCTGCAATCGCCGTGACGTTGATTTCGTCAAAGAAATATAAGGGTGTCGTAACGACTGCGTTAAATTGCGCGATGAAGTCGAGCGTCCAGCGGCCTTCATACTGCTGTTCTGCGTTAATCATCGTTGTCTGGTGCGGCTCTCCAGCGTAAAGCGGGGTGACCGGCATATTGTTCTGGCGAAACCAGTTGGTGGAGTATTCAGAGCGGATCATGGTGCCGACTATGGCGGCCATTTCCTGAGCTGAGTTGCCGTAGAAATCCAACTGACATCGCCACTGGTTGCTGCGCTGGGTTAGCTCACTACCCTGACCGACTCCCGGGTCGTTGTATCCGACGCGGTTTGTTGACAGTCCGGTGATAAACATTGGTGTCATGGTGACGAAGTCCTGATTCGGCATAGGAACCAGGTTCTCCTGCGCCAGAAAAACCTCAGCGTCGACGAGGGACAATAAAAAACCGCGCAAGGCGGCTGTAAGATCATCCTGAGTAATGCTTATGGTCGCGCTCATGTGGATACCTGCAGCGTGACAGCGAAGGAGCACCAGTCAGGCCACTCTTCTAGAGGTTGCGTAATCAGCCATGCTTCGCCGTTTACGATGAGCTTGTCACCGCCCTTTTGCTTGGGTCGGTTGACGCCTTCAAAGTTACCGTTAACGTAGGCCTTCTTTTTGATGCCCTGCAGGTTTAGCCCGTCGAGCTTCATCAGATCGGTATAGGCCAGTGGCTGAAGCTGCACGGTTACGCTCTGTTCTGCGTAAGCAGGCACACGATGTCCTGCCGCATCTGTCGTATATGTGCCAAGGCTTACCATCATCACCCCCGGAACATCCGGGTTAACAACGGTGATGGCCCGGCGCACAATTCCATGGAGATTCATACGCCGTCCTTAACGTCATAGTCGACAGAGTTGAGCATGTGAGAGGTTTCGATAAGAGCCTTTTCGAATCCCTTTCTGGCGATCGTAGAGGGTGCCAGCGCAGGGTCAGTAAACTCACGAATTGACTCCTGCAACTGGTCCTTAATGCGCTCACCCATCAGGGAGAAAAGAGTGGTCACATCATAGTTGGTAGCAACCGCGATCTTTCCGATGTCATCACCCCACTGAGGTGACTTATCTTCAATCATGCGGCGGAAGAATGGTCGTGGTGGCCGGTTCATGCCGGGGTCACCAAACTCATTCGCTGCAGCCACCATTGGAACCGACTCACCATCAGGATATGTCGCTCCCTCAAGGAACCCGACACGGAGAGTTTTGGCATCACCGAGGCTTTGCGCCAGCTCAGCCAGCTTCTTCTCCAGCGCGTCACCACCTGAAAATGAACTCATCGCTACCTCCGATATGAACCTCTGCGGTTGTAGTGATAGGGGTACATTGATGGTGACCCCCCAGGCAGGTAACGAATCGTCCGGAATGGCAGCGTGGCCTGCCAGTACGCCGCACCATATGGCGTTTGCAGATACCACCATGATGCTGAGCTGGACGGCCCGGCATCTACCGACACAGAGACCGAACCCTCCGACGCGCTCGTTACCCGCCCAACTAACCCGCTTGATGCCTGCCCACCTACGCCGCTGTTCATCGCAGCAAGGTGAGCAACCAGCATATTCAGGAATACAGCCCGCTGATTCACATCTTCTACCGGGCTTGTATCGGTGTTATTCAGGTAGACCGCTGCCTCAACGAAATACGCCTTCAGCAGGTCATCACTCACCGAGCTGAACTCGGGATAACGCGCCCTGAACGCGTCCACATCAAAGACAACGACTGCCATGATTATTTACCGTCTGATTTGGTGACGCCCGGAGATGGGTTGTCCTGCGGCAGGCCTTCAAGACCTGACTTAACGTCAGCGTTCTCTTTGGCTTTCGACTCAGCGCTATTGGTTTTAGCCTGGGCGAACACCAGTTCGTTTTTGACGTATGGCTGGTCTTTGTGTTGTTCCAGCCATTTATCAAACACCGCTTTATCGACATTCTCGGTCAGGCCGTAGCCGCCGATGACGTTTGATGCGTTAGCGCCAGCCAGCACGACTGGCTGTGCGCCATCAGCATCAATCACCAGGCCATTCGGCAGCTTGCACCCTACAGTTACGACTTCAGCCATTTCTTACACTCCCAGCATGGTGGCGATTGCCAGCGGTTGACGGATGATTGCACCCCAGGTGCCACCAGATTTTTTCTGCTTCCAGGATGACTCTTCGGTCACCACTGCATGCGCACGCATCTTCTCAGTGAAGGCGGCGTAAGCGGTGTCCTGCTCACCCAGGCGATCTGCAATCAGCTGAACCATTTCACCGGCCGGAGTTGAGTACTCGATGGCAGTCTCAATCTTCAGATTCGGGAAATTTTTCTTCAGCAGGTCAGAGACGTTCACGTTGTACATGTTCGTCTTAGCCAGATTCACAGACATCGCCGGAGACATCGCAAGCGTCATCGGCGTGCTCATATCCAGCAGGCCTTTGGTCTGTGATACCAACTGACCGAACAGCTTCAGGATGTCGTCATAGACCGCCTGTCCGTCTTTGGTTGACCAGGTCAGCGCACTACCGGTGCCAGTTGCACTTGGCGTGATTGACGCTGGCAGAGACGGGTCATTCAGCAGGCCATAGTTCTGCAGGCCAGCAATGCCGTAGAAGTAGGACTTGTTCTGGAACTTATTCAGCACCAGCGCAGAAGCTACGTTCAGTTCTGCTGCGTAACCGATACGCGCAGCGCCGTACATATCCAGCTCGCGTTCACCCCAGCGGGTGTGGGTCTGGTAGTGGTAGGACTGGCGAGCAACCCAGTTGACGTTAGCCGCGGTCATGCCGTTGTGGTTGTAGTCACCATAGGAGCTGGTTTCACCTGCAGATTCCACGATTGGGAATTGCGCGGTAAGCGTGGTCCAGTCACCTTTTTTCACTTCGCCGATGATTTCAGCGGCTTTCATCGGAGTGACCAGAACGCGGATCAGCTCAGGGTCAACATAGTTGGTGAAGTAAGCCGGAATGCCTGAGCTGCCGGTGGTAACCATGGTTGGCTGAGCATCCATAGCCAGCGCGAAGTTTTCCGCGAACTCTGGCTTCAGATATTCTTTCGCGCCCGGCAGCACGATGCCGTACTTGCCGCTTGCCGCGGAGTAGTGCTGTTGAAACTTATTCATTAATTGCTCCAGGTGCTGATTTTGACCAGTTCGCCTGCTGCTGCGACGCTACCGGCTTTGAATGGGGTTTCGACATAACCGGCGATCGTTGCGCCCGCTGCGCCAGTCTGAACCTGACCAGTAGTCAGTGATGCGAAGATTTTCTGTCCACGCGTGGCGGCAGTTGATGTACGCGCCCAGAAGTCACCAGCAACCATCAGGGTCACTTCGCGGCCAGACTGGATAACGTTTGAGTCCGTACCCAGCCAGGTGGTGATGACTGCCTGTCCGTCACGGTGAACGAAGCCAGCAGGTGTGCCGGTGCCAGCGTTTGATGCGACGCCGTTAACGTCCCACGCAAAACGGCCGATTGTCAGGCCATTGGTGCCCGCAACCAGTGCTGCTTCACCTGCCAGATAGGTTGCGTGCTCGTTGGTGCTGGCAAAGCCACCCTCAACACCCGGGGCTGGATATTGGTTAATTACACTCTGAAAACCTGCCATGTTAGAAACCTCGTTTCAGCTTGCCAGCGGTCGGGAAATCTTTCTCAAACTCACTGATTGATGCGGAGTCCTGAGCGATAACAGGACGTGAATTTTCTTTATTCTGGATTGCCATGCGCACCAGTGAAGGGAATGCCGATGGATGCACGCCAGTGATATCCACTTCAGCCTGCTC